CCGGCGAGAACAGGAGGCGGCAGGTGAGTGACCCCATTCTCGACGACATGCAGCAGAAAGACGACCGCGAACGCGCCGGCCTCACCGACGACTGGCCGGAGGACCCGCGTGAAGATGCGGAGATTGAACAGAGGTTTATGCGGGATGAGGAAGAAGAATGACCTGCAACCCTATGAAAGGACCATATTATGTGCCGACCATTTTCGTTTTATTGTGCTGAAATCAACGGCGAACCCAAACTCTGGTGGTCCGAGGAAAGCGACTCGCACACAGCCATCGTCAAGGAGCACCACATCCGTGACACCGGCATGGTTCCGCTGTTCGCAGGCGAGTTCTACCCCGACGATGAATCACCGTCGCCCGATCCGGCGACGTGGATTCTCAACTGGGACAGCGACGCCACGAACGCCAGTCGCGACAAACCCGGCGCTGAGTTCGCCGAATCCGTCCGCGCGCAGCTCGAGCGCCTGGTTCCGCGCTGGATTGCCACGTCGGGCGAGCAGGTTGTGACGGTGCGCGGCTGGGCCTGGAATTCCGCGCAGCAGACCGTCAACGGCGGTGAGGGCCGGGCCTACGACTCCGCGCAGCAGACCGTCAACGGCGGTGTGGGCCGGGCCTGGAATTCCGCGCAGCAGACCGTCAACGGCGGTGTGGGCTGGGCCTGGAATTCCGCGCAGCAGACCGTCAACGGCGGTGTGGGCTGGGCCTGGAATTCCGCGCAGCAGACCGTCAACGGCGGTGAGGGCCGGGCCTACGACTCCGCGCAGCAGACCGTCAACGGCGGTGAGGGCCGGGCCTGGAATTCCGCGCAGCAGACCGTCAACGGCGGTGTGGGCTGGGCCTTCAACTCCGCGCAGCAGACCGTCAACGGCGGGGAGGGCTGGGCCTACGACTCCGCGCAGCAGACCGTCAACGGCGGTGAGGGCCAGGCCTTCAACTCCGCGCAGCAGACCGTCAACGGCGGTGAGGGCTGGGCCTTCAACTCCGCGCAGCAGACCGTCAACGGCGGGAAGGGCTGGGCCTGCGACTCCGCGCAGCAAACGCATGTTGGCGGGCGAGCGATCAAGCTTGACGCACTTGGCAAAGTATTGAGCGATATCACCTTGCCGGACGTGGCCGCATGACGCGGGAGCGGCACCGGCACCGGCACCGGCACCGGCAAGGCGGTGAAAGCCAGCCTCGCGGGTTTACAATCGACTTGACACCTCATCACAAACCAGTAGCATTATCACCATGAAAACCGAACCGCCGAAATACCGTAACATCCCAGTGCGTCAGGAAACCTTCGACCAGATCGAGGAACTGGTGCATCGCGCCAAAAAGACAACGCCCTACCACGTTAGCAAAGTTGGGTGGATGGCAGAGTTAATCGAGCGTGAGCACGCGCGGGAAATGAAGAAGAATCCGGCGAACGCTTGACCACGCTGATCGGACACCTCATCACGAAAGGATGCGACGATGCTGTCCCTTAACCTCATGCGCGGTGACAAGATCGTAATCGGACCACCAGAGAACCCGCTGGGCACTGTCGAATACGTGAGAGTGCACGGCAGTCATTTGGGTGCTCCCAAGATTGTTCTCGCGTTCGACTTCCCACGCGAGATTGAAGTCAATCGAGAAGTGATCGCCAAGGCGAAGGCGTACACAAGGAAGCACGAGGTGAAACCATGACATTCACACCAGAACAGATTGAGGCGCGCAAGTGCGGCATCCATCCTGGCGTGCCGTTCGACGAATACAAAAAGATTGATGCGGTTAATGCAAGCATTCTTCTCTGGGGACGATGCAGCGCCGCGCACATGAAGGCAGCCATTGACGGTCTGATCGAACATGATTCCCCAGATTTGGCATTCGGTCGTGCATTCCACGCCCGCACGTTGGAACCCGATGTGTTCGCCGAACGCTTCATCGCATCCGGCCCATGCTCCGAACAGTTGAAGTCAGGCCCACGCAAAGGCGAGCCATGCGGAAACGGCGGCGCGGTGATGCGAGATGGCCAATGGCTGTGCGGCGTACACGGCAAAGGGATTGAGCCGCTCTCGCCTCCAATCGAAATCATCACGCCCGACGAGGCAGCGCGGATTGATGGCATGAACACGAGCGTCCGAGCGCACCCGATCATCAGCCAGATTCGACGCCGCGGCGGGTTCGAGACGACAGTTCTCGGCGAAATCGACAATGTGGTGTGCAAGGTTCGATTTGACAAGCTGATTATCGAAGGCCGTCCCGTAGCTTTGGACCTGAAAAAATGCAGGCTCGGTCATGCGATCCCGCATAAGATTCACCGTAGCGTTTTCGACTACGGTTATCACGTTCGAGCCGCGTTCTACCAAGACGTACTCCAATCCGCAGGTGGCCCGAAGGACGTTCCCTACATCTTGGTCTACGTCGAAGAGCAACCGCCCTACGCCGTGTCATGCGTTGAGTTGGACGATGAATGGCGGGAGATCGGGCGGCTTGAATACCGCCGGCTCTTAGGGGTCTATCGACACGGTGTCGCAACCGGCGAATGGCCCGCGTACACAGATGAGGACGGCAAGGTGGACGTGTGGCAGTCGCACCCGCCCCAATGGGTGGTCGATCGCACCAATGATCTTCCGGTTACAAAGGATTTGGTGGAAGTTCCATCGACTCCCGATGACGACATTGTTTGGTAAAAGGAGCAATGCGATGCAAACAGAAGTCGTTGACAATCTTCCATCGGAAGCGACACATGAATCAAACGGTATGATGGAGGTCGCCACGACGCGGGCCGCGCAAGAAGTGCAGGCCGCAATGGTGATCGCCAAGCGATTCCCGCGCGACCAACAAGCATCGTTCTCCCGCATTATGACAGCGTGCAGGCGGCGCATTCTGGCTGAGGCCAGTCAATACGCATTCCCGCGCGGAGGCCAGACTGTCACGGGGCCAAGCATTAGACTGGCGGAAGTTCTGGCACAAGCGTGGGGCAACTTGGCGTGCGGGACAATCGAACTGGAGCAACGAGACGGCGAATCAGTGATGATGTCTTATGCGTGGGACTTGGAGACGAACACGCGATGCGACAAGATTTTCAGCGTCCCCCACGTGCGCGACACTCGCAATGGCCGTAAGAAACTGGAGGATGCTCGTGACGTGTACGAGATGACGGCGAACATGGGGGCGCGTCGATTGCGCGCCTGTATTCTCGCGGTGATCCCCGGCGATGTGGTCGAGGCGGCGATCGCGGAGTGCGATAAGACCCTCAAGGGCAATAGCACCGAGCCGCTGATCGATCGTGTGCGCAAGATGGTCAGTGCATTTTCCGAATTGAGCGTCACTGTCGAAATGCTCGAGCGCCGCGTCGGCCATAGGTTGGACGCAACGAATGACTTGGAACTGGTCCAGCTTCGCAAGATTTATCAGTCGATCAAGGACAACATGGCCAGTCGAGAGCAGTTTTTCCCAACACCCGCGCGAGGATTCAAGATCGCCGACGAAGAGCCACAGAACGGGGATCAGGCGCTCTCACCAGACCCAACAGAACCTGACCCGGAACCGACGCAGCCGGACCCCACGACCGCCAAGCACCGGTCGCTGGTGGTGCAGGTGGCGAACGACAAGGGCATCACGGTGGAAGAGGCAGAGGCGGCGCTGCTGGCGTTCAGTCAGAAGATGCTTGGCGGCCTGCCGGCGGACCTGAGCGCGGCGAAGTACAAGGCGCTGGTGAAGCACGTGGAGAACGGCGACATCGGCTAGTTGATCCCATCCTCACCACTGACCAACACCACCAACCCCCTTTCAGGATACGACGATCATGGAAACGACCACGGAAGTACCGGTGCCCGCAACACCCGCGCCCGTCACCATCCCGCGCCCGGAGACCGTGCAGCGCGAGATCGACACGCGGACCAAGGAACTGAAAGAACTGCGCTGGCAGTTGCGCGTGAGCAAGCGCGTCTACGGCGTGGAATGACAGTGCCACCGGAGCCTCGCTCGGCTGTGAAAGGCCGGGCGGGGTTTTATGCCTGACTCCCCCGAAACCTACGCGGACTGGCGGCATGACGCCTTCCGCTTTCTCAAACCCTCTGAATGGAGGCCCACAATGGCCAAAGCAGCAGTCGAAGAACCCGGCGAGCAGTTGGACCTGATCGAAATCACCCCGGAGAACGCCAAGGTGATCCAGAAAATCGCCAAGGCGTACAAGAAGATCGTGCGCGAACGGCTGGCGATCCAGCAGAAAGAGAAAGACCTGAAAGACAAACTGTTGGACGCGGTGCATGAGGCGGAGATTGTGCCGGACGCTGACGGCAAGTACACGTTCTCCTGCGGCAACGACGTCATCATCACCGTGACGCCGCGGGATGAACTCGTGCAGGTCAAGACGCCGGACAACGACGACGAATAATCTCTTTCTCCTTCGAGGATTCCGCCGGGGTTAAAGCCGGCGGAGTCTTTCCCAAGATGCCTAAAAAATCATCCACCAGCCCGACCGCCCGCACGCTGAAAGAGCTTGCCCGACAAGGCTATCTCGCCGGCGTCGTCGAGCGCCGTCTTCCGACGATCGACCCCAAAACGAAGAAGCCCAGCAGCTTCCTCAAGGACCTGTTCGGTTTCATTGACATCATCGCCATCAAGGACGATGTGACGCTTGGCGTGCAGGCCACGTCGCGCGCCAACATGAGCGCCAGGGTGGCGAAGATTCAGGCCGAGCCAAACGCCCGGCGATGGCTGCTGGGACAGTGCCGGCGCCGCATCGAGGTGTGGGGCTGGGCGAAGTACAAGGAGGGCAACTCGTTGCGCTGGCGGCAGACGGTGGTGGAAGTGACGCTGGACGGTGTGACCAAGACGACTGTACCGACGATGCCGAAGCGGCTGTTGAATAAACAGAAAACACTGTTTTCGTAAAGGTTTCTCACAATGATCCACTTCACCTCCACCGCCACGCGCACACCTGAACTGGTCGAGCCGTGCTTCCGCTCGTTCGCCCAGAACCTGTGCGGCGTCGAACTGGACAAGTGCCGGTTGTTCCTGAACATCGACCCGGTGCCGGCGGACCGCACCAGCACGGAAGTGATCCGCATCGCGGCCAGCTACTTCGGCGACGTGGTGGTCAACGAGCCGATGGAGCCTTCGTTTCCCAAGGCGGTGAAGTGGTGCTTTTCGCAACCGGACCCTCTGGGCATTTGCGTCCACATAGAGGCAGACTGGGAGTTGTTACAGCCGGTTAACGTCCCCGTGTTGAGCATGATCTCGCGCGGCGTGCTGAACCTGCGCGCCCACGCACACTTCGGCCAGACGAAGCGCTGCTTCCTGTCTCCCGGCATCTGGCGATCGGCCGCGATGAGGATGGTGGGCGATGGTCTTGACGGCGAGAGTAATCCGGAGGTCAACCTGTGGCGGCTTACCGACCACCTGCGTTGCGGCCACTACTACGGCGACCGCGTGCTGGTCCGCGACCTCGGCCGCCAGTGGCAGGAGACAAGCGGGTACGTGAAGGACACGCCCAAGCCCGTCAGGGGCATCCACCACTGGACGAAGTGGGTGAAGAAATGAAACCCAAGCGCGTAGAAGTCAACCTGCGCGGCCTGATCGAAGGCGCTCCCCCGCACGACATCCAGGCGGAGGCGGCGTGCCTCGGCTGCGTGCTGCTGGAACCGGCGTACCTGGCCGACGTGTCGCACTGGGTTGAACCGGCAGACTTCTACGACAGCAAGCACGAGGCGATCTATGCCGCGATGATGGCTGTGGCGGCAAGTGGTGGCAGGTCGGACATCGTGCGGGTGCGCACGGCCCTGGCGGAGTCCGGCAAGCTCGAACAGGTCGGCGGCGTGGAGTACCTACTGCGAGTTGGCGAGAGCGTGCCGGACGCGACGGCGGCGGGCTACTACGCGCGGACTGTTGCGACCAAGGCGCGGCGCCGGCGCATGGCGGACGCGGCCGGCAAGGCGCTGTACGCGGCGCTGGGGCAGATGACGGACGATGATGCGATGGCGCTGGCAGAGTCGGCGCTTACCAGCGTTGCGGCGGAAGTGGCGGCGGACGATCAAGCGTTCAGCGCAGCGGAGTTGATGCAGATCGTAGCCGCGCACCTGGTGAGCGAGACAAGCACACAGGGCGGGATACTCACCCACTACCCGATCCTTGACGACATGATCGGCGGGCTGCACGCGGGAGAACTGACCACGATCGCCGGTCGGCCCAGCATGGGCAAGTCTGCGGTGATGCTATGTCTGGCGGCGGAGTTGGCGGCGCACGATGTTCCGGTCGGGATCGTGTCGCTGGAGATGTCAGCGCAGGAGATTGGCCAGCGGTTGCTGAGCCGGCATTCTCGCCGTCCGTTGCAGGCAATCCGTCTGCGGCATCGCAACCTCTTTGACGCATCCGACCTGATTCCGGCGCAGGCGCAGATAGCACAGTGGCCCCTGCATGTAGAGTGTCCGTCGCGCGTGTCGATCACATCGTTCCGCGGCATCGCAGACAGGATGGTGACCAAGCACAAGGTGCGCGTGGTGTTCCTCGATTACCTGGGCCTGGTGACGTTGCCGGACGCGGAGCGAGAGGACATTGCCTATGGCGTGCTGACGCGCACGTTCAAGGCGATCGCTCGTGAGTTTGAGATATCCATCGTCGCGCTGCACCAACTGAACCGGCAGAGCGAGTCGCGCGCGGACCATCGGCCGAAGATGTCCGACCTGAGAAGTTCCGGCAACATTGAGCAGGACAGCGATAACGTGGTGCTGGTCCACCGCGAGGATTACTACGCGCAGCAGAAGGCGGGCGCTCAGTTGACGAACGAAGTTGAATTGATCGTGGCGAAGCAGCGGCAGGGTCCGACAGGCGTTGTCAAGCTGCGCTTCGTGCCGGAGTTTGCGAGTATGGAGAACATAGCGCACGAGTCGACGGAGTTTTGACAGGAGCCGCGAAATGAAAAAAAAGACGACGACGAAACACCCCGACGCGATCGCATGGGATGAGTTTCTGGCAAGCGAACGAGGCGCGCGATGCACCCAGCCGTTAGGGCTGCCTAACCAGCGGACGTACATGGAGAACCGGCTTTTCTGGGCATTCCGCGCCGGCATTGAACACGGGCGATCGACACCGCAACCCAAGCGGAAATGAAAGGACCAACTCATGCTTGACTTGACCGAGGGATCGTGTCGACCAGCTAATCCTCGAAATCAAACAGGAGCAGCCATGACTATCAACAGACGAGAGTTCGTTTCCATCCTCGGCGCGGGTGCCGCGTCGCTCATCATCGGCCCAGCCGCGCACGGCGAAGATATCCCCACCTGGATGCAGGCGTGGTGCGACGACAAAGACTGCAAGTACGACCTGTCGCGCCCGTTCGTGATCGGCGGGTTTGCCTACGCCACGAACGGTTACGCGGCGGTGCGCGTGCCGACGCGACTGCCCGACACACGCAGAGACCGCGAGCCTCCCGCGCACAAGCTGGCCTGGGACGCGGATCGCCGATATTGGCGATGGCCGGTGGGATTGACGCGGCATGGGCGCACGTGCATGTGGTGTTGCGGTGACGGCAAGCGGTACAAAGCAATTACCTGCCCTAAATGTAACGGCTGCGGATGTGCTGAGTGCTGCGGATTCGGCGAGGTTTCTGTGCCTGCCGGTAAGTGTGCTCGCTGCTGGGGAACCGGAACGGACGTGATCCGCCACGTACCCGGCGCGACGCACGGCATCAGCGATCAGTACGGGTTGTTGGTGGACATGCTGCCGGGCGTCGAATACACGCCGGCGGACAGGAGTGTGATGGTGTTGCGCCCCTTGTGGGTGTTGCCGAACCCCGAAACCGAGTGGCGGTTCCGCTTCCACGGCGGGCAGGCCCTGATCTGCGAAACCGAGTTTTACCCCAACAAATGACCACCAACCCCACGAAAGAAAAACCATGAGCGAGGCCAACCCAAAAGAACTGCCGGAAACCGTTTACGTTCAGGTCGGTAAGGATATCAATAGCGATGAGCCGTGGCTCATTGCGTGCAGGGAGGAAATGGAAGCAGTGGAAGCTGACCTCGGCGATCGCGTGCCCGGCGAGATGGTCGGCGTGTACGGATTGGTCAAAGTTGTCAGGATGGAAAAGTCAGTGGAAGTGAGAGAGATAATTGTGTCCAAATGACCACCCGCCCCAACATCCCGGCCAGCGTGCACAGTGAGTCCGCGTGTGTGGCGGTGCTGGATGCCGTCTGCTTCCGCTGCGGGCGCGACATGAGCACGGTGAGCGGCGGGATCGGGAACGTAGACCACGCCGGGGGGCGATGGTGCGGCTGCACCGAAAGGAATGAACCATGACCCCCCGCGCCAAAATCTACGTTGTCATGGTCACGGTGGCGATGGTGTTGGCGTGGCTGATATCCAGAACAGGAGCATGATATGAGCGACGTTAAATACCCGGAACTTCTCGCGGCGATTAACGCGGCCGTGCCTTGGAGATTGCACGCCATCTACGCCGCTGTTGAGGCGGTGTACGAAGCGAAGTGCTATGAACTTGCCGCCCTGCGTGAGCGCTACGCGCGCGGCGAACTGGACGACGACGAACTCCAAGCCATCTGCCACAATCTGCCCGCTGAGTGCAAAGAGGCGTTCCACGACGGGTGCGACGCGACGCAGCGGAAGCTGACGGGTTCGTGCCGGACGGACGAATTGCGGGCGGAACTGACCGCCCTCCGCGCCCAGCACGCGGCATTCAAGCAAGCCGCTCATGCGGCCCTGGACGAAGCAGGTGTTCCACAATTTGGTGATGAGAAGTGCCGAGTGGGTGCCCGCATCCGTTGGCTTGCCGAGCAGCACGCGAAGCTGGTGGAGGCGTGCTACGTATTCCGCGCCGCACTCCCCGCCGAACAGGGGTCTTAGCCATGAGCATCCACATGGTCATCAAATGCGACCGATGCGCTCGCGTGGCGGAGACAAAGCCGGGAGAGGTGTTCAGCCCGCAATATTTACGTGTGCTGATGCGTCGGCGCGGCTGGCGTGGAGCGTCGCGCCGGATATCACCGGGTGGAATGCTTGTGACGTGGCAGGCTCGCTTGAATGGTCGTGTTGACCTATGCCCGGCGTGTGCCAAGGCGGCGGGAATCAAATGACCGACCCCCTCACCATCATGCTCGTCTGTACCATGCTCAGCAAGGGCCAGTTGGGCCGCACCGACGTAACCGCGTGGATACTGATGTACCTTTGCGGCATGGACATCAGAGAGATAGCAGCGGGTCTGCGCGTGGGTAATCAGGAGATCGCGGACGCCATCGTGCGCGTGAGCGAAAAATTGGAGTCGATGAAATGAAACCCAAAGTATTCGGCGTCGGCATGTGCAGGACGGGAACAACCTCGCTGAACCGGGCGTTGCAGATTCTCGGCTGGGATGCAATTCACTTCCCGCGCGATATCGTGGAGATCGACCGGCATGAGGCGGCAACGGACATGACGGTGATGGTCAGGACGAGGGAACTGGCCCTCATGTACCCGGATGCGAAGTTCATTTGGACCACCCGAAAAAAAGCGGGTTGGCTGGAATCGTGCCGGCGCCATTTTGCAGTGCGGCCGACCGGCCCCGTGGCGCAGGAGATCATGTTTCGGGTGTTCGGCCGGATGGATTTTGATGAGTTGGTGTGGAACGCTTGCGAACTGGTGTGGCGTTTTCATGTCCATTCGGTTCTAAAAGGTTTTTATAATAGCAGATTCCTGATCCTGAACATCTGCGATGGTGGCGATGGTGGCGAAGTCTGGCCGCAGTTGTGCGCCTTCCTGGACGTGCCGATCCCCGATTGCCCGTTCCCCTGGGAGAACAAGGGACGATGAACATTGTTGCACTCTACAAGACCTGGGACGGCGGCGAGTTCGTCGACGCTTCATTGGCGTCGATCTATCAGCACGTCCAGAACATCGTCATGGTGCATTCAGAAGTGTCCTGGCTGGGCGAGCGCGGCAACTCCGTTCGGTCGGCGGCCGTCGCCTGGTGTGAGCAGCACGACAAGGCGGGCAAGGTTCATCACATCGACGTGGAACTCACGAGTCAGGAGGCGCAGTACGCCGCGGGCATCGCGTTCATCAACCAGTACAAGCTCGGCGATGTGGTGATGGTGGTCGACGCCGATGAGGTGTGGGAAGGTCAGTACATCGAGAACGCCCGAAAGCAGATTCACGACCAGCCGTTCGCGGCGTACCGGTCCAACATGCACACGTACCTCAAGACCCCGTTCTATCAGGTCGATCCGCCGTTCGGTTCGCCGACGACGTTCCTGACCGACCCGAATTACCTGATGGAAAGCCCGCGTGGCGGTAAGGCGCCTGCCCTGCAACTGGCGGACGTGTGGATGCACCACTACACCTACGTGCGCAGAACGCGCCAGGACGTGGAGCGCAAGATTCACCAGTCAGCGCTGGCCGACAAGAGCGGCGAGACGGTTGTGGGCGGATGGATGCAGGACGTGTACGACCGTCTGCCGGAGGGACAGCACCTGCACGCCTTCCAGCGCCATCGCAGGGTTTGGCAGCGCGTTCATAAGATTTGGATTTCGGAACTTCCGCCGGCGATGCGGACAGCGCAACTGTTGCGTTTGTGGTGGCCGGACCGTGCACTTCCGGGCGGACATCTATCCGTAACCGACGGTGAAGCCGACACGATTTATCGGTTGGCCTTCGGGTCTGAGCAGGCCGTCGACCTTGGCACCTATCACGGGTTCACCGCCGTCGTTCTGGCGCTGGCGTGTCGGCGCTGCTGTACCGTGGACAGTTACGGGCAGGGCGTTGCGCGGGAGTATCACAATTTCAACTATGACCTCGACGCGAACAGATCACTGGCCGAACGATGGGGGAACATCACGGTGAAGAACAGTGACACGGAGGCGGCCGGTCGTGAATGGAAGAGCGGGCCGGTCGACGTGCTGTTTGTGGACGCGGACCATTCGCAGAGCGGTACGTTGGCGAACGTCGAAGCGTGGTGTCCGCACATGAGGCGCGGCGGCCGGATCATCTTCCACGACGACAACAAGATGCATCGCGGCGTGCGTGCGGCGGTGACGGCGCTGCGCGCCGATGCGCGGTTTCGGTTCTTTGATCCCGGCGAGTTTGCGGGTAGTCTGGCGGTATGCGAGGTGCGATGAAATGAAAATCCTCATCCCCACCATGCTCACCCCTGAACAGGTCGCGCCGCAGATCGCCGCGATCAGGGCTGTAACACCGGACAATGATGTCTTCGCGTCCTGTCTCCAGGCGTCCGCCAGCGTCAACCGCAACGCATGTCTCGATCAGATCGCGGTCGATGACATTGCGATTATGCTCGATGACGACATTGAAGGGTTCTATCCGGGGTGGGTGGGTGATCTTCTGGTCGGGCTGACGATCCCGAACGCCGTCATGGTGTCGGCTCGCCTGTTGAATCCCGATGGCTCGTTCGGGCCGACGTGCTCGCGGTGCCACGCGCGGGAGCCGATGGAGATTGAGGTCAAGTCGAACGGCGAGGCGATCCTTCCAACAGCGGCGATTGCGTTTCATAACCGTGGCCACGTCTTCGATCCAGTCTATGTCGGGAGCGGTTTTGAAGATTCTGACTGGTGTCATCAATATCTGGCCAGCGATCCCAACGCGGTTTTTGTTCAGTCAAATCGGTGTAAACTGATTCACGCGAATCTTATGCGGGGACAAAAAGGTGACAACTGGAAAAACAACCGTGCGCACTTTGAACGCAAATGGCATGTTCGATGATCTTCCCCGAGATGCATCCGGCGTCTATCTCATCATCAACACGGCAAACTCCCGGCGCTATTACGGGAGCAGCATGGAAGAAAAAACGCCGAACGCTCACGCATAACGGCGAAACACTGACGCTGCAAGATTGGTCAGAGAGAACCGGAATACCCATCACTAAAATCTACTGTAGAGTAAGCCGCGGGTTTGATGCGGCTCGCGTGTTGAGCGACAATGACGCAAGGGCGGGAAGAAAATGCACGCGAAAAGGAACGACCAAATGAACACTGACTTCTCCAAGCCCCGCACGACAACCCGCGCAATGATCGACCCAACGCGGCTGTGCGCCCTTCGGTGTTCCTTCTGCTACTACCTTCCGAACGATGACCTGCACACCGTCAAGCCGATCGCCGCGCAGTACGCCGAGATCGACGCCGCCGCATCCCGCGGATGCGATTCCTGCGACATCACCGGCGGCGAGCCGATGCAGAACCCGCACGTTGTCGAGCTTGTGAAGTACGCCGTCGCCAAGGGCATCTTCCCCCGCATCATCACCAGCCTCATCTGCTCCGAGAAAACCTTCGACGGCGTGCTGGACGCCGGGGTTGCGGACTGGCTCATTTCCATGCACGGCGCGAAGCACGACACGCACAACGCGATCGTTCACATCAAGGGCGCGCGGGCGATGCAGGAGAAGCGAATCGCCAAGATCGCTGCACGGATGGACTACTGCTGCAACTACGTGATGGTGGAGGCGAATCAGAGCGAGATGGCCGACTGGGCGCGGTGGCTGGTGTCGCGCGAGCGTCGGCCCAAGGTCGCCAACTTCATCAACTTCAACGCATTCGGCCCGTGGCTGAAATCGCCGGAGTGGATCGAGAAGGGCAAGGCGAACGTGATCGACCCTCGCGTCGCCGGCCCCGTGCTGGAAGAGGCGATCGACCTGCTCGAAGCCAACGGCATCGGCGTGAACGTGCGGTACGCGCCCATGTGCATGATGGCCGAGCGGCACAGGAAGAACATCTGCAACGACCTGCACGTCGCGTTCGACTTCGGCGAGTGGGACAACTCCTTCGGAGCGCGCACTTCCGCCGATGAGGTCTATCGCAAATATTCCCTGCCGCTGTCGAAGCACAACGAGGAGAAGGGCGAGCCGTGTTCCCATTGCAGTCACCAGTGGGTTTGCGGCGGCGCTAACCGAATCTGGCACAAGCTGGCGACGGAGAAGTTCGGGCGCGAGGTGCTCAGTCCGATTCCCGGTGCGCAGAACCGGGACCACTGGCACTACCGCAAGGACAACGTGTTGGGTTTGGACCCGCGCCGCGCAGTGATGGTATGATTTCGGCGAGTGCTCAGTCAGGAGACCCATGCCGCGCAACCGCTACGAAGACGAAGATCAGCAACCCGTCAAAGCTCGCCCCGCCATTCCGATCATTGGTCCCCAGGCCGGGACGATGGAAGCGCCTGCCAGTCAATTGTCAAAGGCCGGGTTCCCCGCCGCGCCGCCGCCCTCCGCATCTGATTCCTCGGCGGTTGGATGGAACGCGCCGCCACGTCCCCAGCCATTCAGCGGCGCTATCGCGGCGCCGCCGCGTCCGCCTGGCACGATGGAAGCGCCCGCCAGCCAGTTAAGGTCCATGTCACCGTATGGACCTCAGAAGCCCGGCTGGAATGCCACACAGGGTTTGCCGGCGGACTCGCCGCCGCCGATCGCGTTCAGCAGGCCGTCTTACCCACCGCCGCCGTCGCTGAATGTCCAACCCGCTTCCGGTCAGGAGATGGCTTCGGCAACACAGTCTCTGGAAGCCGGCCGTCCAGCCAGCGCGGTCGCATACGGAAACGCCCTCGACGCCATGCCGCGCATTACCGATTCCGTGACGCGCGACGCCACCCGCGCCACCCAGGGCATTGCCGACCGCGCCAACATCGTCGGCGAGGGCAGCTATGCGAACGCTGTGCAGCGCGGCGTGCCCCACGAGCAGGCGGGGGCGATGTTCGGCCGACCGGCATGGCCAGCGCCACGGCCCGCAGTCGAAACACCAGCGCCCACGGTCAGCCCGGAGACGAACCGCCGCGCGGTGACGGCAGGGGCCCTCATGGACCTCAACGACGCTTCTGGACGGGGCAACGTGGATACCCCATCGCTGGAAGGCAAGACGCCGGAGCAGCGCCGTCAGATCGCTGGCGGCGGTCCGCGCGATGAGTCCGGCCGGCGCAGCGATGAGTCGCCGCAGCAGTACGATGAACGGCTCAAGAACATCGCGGCGATGAATCAGTTGAACGCCGGCCTTCCCGTTCGACAGGCGGAAGCGCGTCAGCAGCGCAGCCGGATGCGCCGTGACGCTGCGGCGTTGATGCAGACGGGCGACGTGGCGGGCGCGCGGGCGATGTTGCAGGAAGCCAACCAGGTCGGAATGCCGCAACGCCTCAGCCCGCTGGAGGCCGGCGGCGCGGTGGAGCATCAGCGGCAGGTAGAACTGGCGGGCGCGCAGGGCAAGAGCAGTTACGCACTGGAGCAGAGCCGGCTGGCCACGGACCGGGAGCGTATGCGTCAGGAAGGCATGAACACTCGGCAGGGCGCCGGGTTCGAGCAGGCCGACAAGGCGGCGCAGCGCTCGGCGGAAGTCAATACTCAGATGACGCAGTTGCGCAGTCGCTTGGATAGACTCAGCGCCGCCGACAAGTTGGCGGTGCAGCCGTTGAACGATCGGATCACACAGATCGACAAAAACAAGCAGGCGCTGATCGCCACCATCGGTGAGTCGTTCACGCCCGAGGAAAAGAAGAAGAGCGCCCGCGAAGAATTGAAGAAGCTGGAGGACGAGCAGGAGAAGCTTGTCGGGCAGGCGAATGAGAAGCTGGACAAGATCAGAAGCGAGGCGTCAATTCCCAACGCGCCCGGCGGCACGCCGACCGGACCGTCCGCTATTCCGCCGGGTGTTCAAGCGCCGGGCGGGGCGGGTGCGACGCCCAATCCTGGCGACGTAGTGGACGGATATCGCTTCAAGGGCGGCAATCCCAATGACAAGGCGAACTGGGAAAAGGTGTGATGAAACCACCCTGGGAACGCGATTACCAACAGACCGAACCGGCGAAAAAGCCGTTGAAGCGGCAAGCCCCATCGGAACCCGCCGCTGGTGATGGTCCGTGGAACCGCCAGTACGGATCAACTTCCAACGCAAGGCCGTGGGAACGCGATTATTCGTCCGGGACCACAACGATCTCGCCTTCTCCCACAGCAACGCCATCTCCTGTACCTATCCCCCCCCTTCCCGCCGATATCCCGGTCAGTCTTCAGACCAAGGTGCTCGACGAGAGAATGCGACTGGCGGGCGAGACGCCGGGACGAGAGCCGTCAGAAATAGAGACCCAGCTGGCTGAGCGGGTGTCGATGGCGCGGGCTGCCGCCCCCTATGTCCGAGTCCCGTCACAACCCACGACAACCGACGACGGGCCGAGAGAACTACTGCCCGAAGATACGGTCAATCCCCCACCTGCCAGGGTTATCCCGACCACGGATGCACCAGAAGGCGGCCCGTGGTATCAGCAGCCGTTGCGCACTATCGGGCAGGAGTTTGTCAATCTCACGAGCTTCCCGGAACGATTCACTGCGGGCCTGTCGAACGATCCGCACAAGATTGCGGCGGCGGAAGCCGGTCGGCAACAACAGATTCGCGGCCTGAATGAGCAGGTCGCCCCGCCGCAGACCGAAGCACAGCAATTCTGGGCGCAGACGCCGCAACTGGCGGCCGAAATCGGGCTGGCGGTGATGGCCCAGCGCGGGATTGCGGGCGCGGTGGGATCGCCCGGCACAAGTCCGGCACTGGCGGGTCGGGCAACACAGTACCTGTCGTCCGCCGTCACAGGCAATCCGCGCATACAGGCGCTGCTGGCCAATAGCGCCGGCGTGGTGGCGGGGTTGAGTGAGTTCAGCGCACTGAGCGAAGCCATGAACGCTTCGATGCTGGGCCAGGCTCCGAACCCCGGCGAAGCAGTGCGGCACGCGGTCAACACGCTCGGCTCGCTTGCGGGCAAGACCGCAACAGGGCGACTCGGCGACCTGTCAGCCGACGAACTGCTGTTGGCCGCTTTTCTGGCTTACGGTGCTGCTCGCGGCGCGTGGGAGTCCAGACGGGCGGCTGGCGATGTGGCGGCTCAGCAGAGCGGGTTCCGGCTGGAACAACACCCGGACGCTATGGCTTTCATTGACGAACTGATGGCCAAAAATCCATCGCCTGCGGAATTGTCGTCGACAATCGCACGACTTCGACGCGGTGGTGAGGGTCCGAACGCCATCGCGGATGCGCTGGAGTCCCGTCTGTCCGGCAAGCCAATTGCCGCCGCGCCCGCCCCTACTCAGCCGACGCCGACTCAGCCAGCACAGACAGCGCCCCCCGCCCTCGAATCCCTGCCCGTTGTGCGCGCCGAACCCTCCGCGCCCATCCAAGCGCGCCCGCAAGTATCCGCGCCTGCCCCCGCAACCGCGCCCCCGGCCCCCGCCGCGCCTGCGACCACCCAACCACCCGCCGCCCCACAGCCCGACTGGGCCTCAATGACGCCGTGGCAGCGGATGCAGACCAAGTTCCCGCCCGCCAAGGTAGGCGAAACCCAGATGATCTCGGCCAAGGAGATGTTCGAGAGCGGGTATCGGGTGGATGAGCGCGGGGAATTGGTGCGGCCGGGGCAAACGCCTACAAGCCCGCCTGCCGCCCCCGCTGCGCAACCCACCCCGACCACCACCGCGCCGCCAACTGCGGCTCCTGCGCCAACCACGGCCACGGAAGGGCCGGTTAAGGCAAGGACGCCGCAAGAGGGGGCAGGGACGCCCACTGTGACAGCCGAGCCAGTGGCAACACCCTCTGCGCAACCGCCCACCACCGCCGCGCCACCAGCGGCCACCAAACCCGCTCCTTTCGCCCCTCCGACGGCAGCAGGACCGGTCACCTCCGCCGCGTCCGCGCCGTCGGGGGGTTTTCAGCAACCCACCACCGCGTTCAGCAAAGGCGACCGCGTGCTGTTCAACGGCGACCCGTCAACAGTCACCGCGGCGAACAAGTCCGGCACCGACGTATGGGTGCGCCCGGACGGCGCATCGCCCCGGCGCGTGCGGGGTAAGGACACCATCCAACCCATCGGCCAAAAGGAGCCCCCCGATGCCAGCCCAGTCCAGAAAGAACCCCAGCCGAAAGCCGCCATCAAACGGGAAGCACCGGCCAAGCGTGGCGGCGCAGTTCCTCAAGGCGAAGGGGAGAAGGCGGTGAATCCGCCGGGTGAAGGGGAACCCCCGACTCGTATTGAGCGCGGCAAGGATGAGCCGTCTCCGCCAAAGACGCATTCCAATCGTAAAGTTGACCTGAACCGCGACCGGGCCAAGTTCCGACTGGGAAAACTGCAATCGCCCCAGACGCGAAAGTTCGAGGCCCTGCACGAAGAAGCATTGACGCAGTACACGGCCGAATCGACCGACGAAATGGTCCGCGAAGTGGCGGCAACCCACCGCCAAATGACCGACCTTGAGATTGCGGCTACGGCGGTTCGACTCGTCGAGTTGAGCAATCAGTACGATGAACTGCTTGCCAAAGTAGGTGCGACAAGCGAGCCTACGAATCTCGCACACCTGAACAATGAAATTGATTTGCTGGAAACCCTGTTCGATTTCACCACCACGACCAGCGCCTTGACCGGAACCGAGACCGCTCGCGCGTTGAACGCTCGCAAATTAACGATCAACAACGCAATGGACCTTGTGTCCGTCATCAACCGCGCCAAGGCAAAAAAGGGTTCGGACCTCAGTGCTGCGGAGCGCGCCGCGTTTCAAGAGGACATCCGAAAACTGGAAGCCAAGAACAGAGAACTAGAAACACGCGATCAGAAACTACAAAATGAAGAGGCTAGGCGGGAACTGGTGCGCGAAAGGAGGCGCGAACCACGCGAACGAAACGCGAAAAAACGGCGCGGGCCGTCTGGCCGAAGCCTTGATGAACTGATCGCCAAGGTCAATGAACTCAAGAAGGCGGGATGCTGATGGCTGACTGCACTGAACTTCAAGCCGCCGTCGCCGAGATCGCGTACATCTACGCCGGTAGTGAATTGCTGCCGAAAAATACCAGCGTTGTCGACTGGACAGTGGCCAAAGTGAGAAGCCACTTCCCTGAACTCACACACGAAGAAATCACCGACGCTGTGACGGCCTATCAGGAGAGCAAGAGGGTCGCATCCGATCCTCTGGCCAAGCAGTTGGCGGCGTTCAAGACCTCGGCACAGGTCGAGCCGCGCCTCAAAACTCAACTGGACCGATTGGAAAATATACTGAAAGACTTGCCGGTGGAGCCGACCAGGCCTGCCGAGCGACGGGCCGCCGCGAAAGCCGTCAAACTGATGCGCGATATCGAACGCAACCTCAAATCCGACGTGCTCGCCAAGAAGCGCATCTCCGAAATCGAGAAGAAGATTAAGACAATGGACCTGTCGCTGGCCAATGTTCGCCGTGAAGGACCAAAGACCCGATTACAGGCGCAGCGCGACGAACTGAACAAGGAACTGGATAAGCTGCGCGGCAACGAGCGCCGCAAGGTTGAATTGGGCCGGCAGATCGAAGATATGCTAAAGCAACTGCGCTCGGGCGTATTCAGCACGCCGGAAGCGAGGGCAAAGGCGGCTGTCGACGCAGAGACGCAGAAATTGTTGTTTGAGCGCGATCTGCTGAAAGCCAGGATCAATCAACGAATCCGCGACCTGTCGCCCTACTCAATCAGCGACATATTGAACGCGCCAGGTTCGTTTATGAAACTGGCGATGACGACTTTGGACTTTAGTTTCATTGGTCGGCAAGGTGCCGGCGCATTACTGACAGGTCAGTGGCGACTGGCCCGCGACGCTTTTATGTCACAGTTCAAGGTCTGGAAATCGGACGAAGCGCTGGCTCAACAGGTCGCTGATCTTTATGATCGACCCAACGGACCCATCTATCGCAAGACCAAGCTGGAGTTTGCCGGGCACATGGAGGAATTGGAGGGCCGGTTTATTCAGCCTCTGCTGAACTGGACACAATTATCGCGGTTCGACCGGGCATTCGCGGGTGCCGGCAACCGCCTGCGCGCCGACCTGTTCGACACGCTCTACTCTTCGCTGGGCGATAATCCGACAATCGAAGAAGCCAACGACATCGCCCGACTTGTCGAAACCATGACGCTCAGAAGGCACGTAACGGGCGCGGAGAAGGCCAACATCGTCCTGTTCAGCGCACGCGCCATGGCCAGCCGACTGGCGTGGATGACGTTTGAGCCGGTGTGGGGGCCGTTGGTAAAAGGAGCGTGGAGCGGCAAAGGTGCACGTTGGCGCAGTTCCCGTGTGGCGGCGAAACAGTACGGCCGTTATCTGATCGGGTCATTTGCGGTGTGGCTGTTAGGGGCCATGACAGGTATGTTGGGGAGCAAAGACCCGCGATCCAGCGACTTTCTGAAACTCAAGGTGGGCAACACTCGCATCGACCCGTTTGCCGGGCTGACGCAGTACATCACCTTTGCAGCACGGATTGTGACGGGCGAGACGGTCCCTTCTCATGGCGAGCCGCGACCCACCCCATTGCGCGGACCTGACGTGAAGTTTGGAAAGCGTGAGATGTCCGACGTGATTTTCGATTTCATCAACTCCAAACTGTCACCCATCGCCAGCCTTGCGTCTGAGGCGGTGCGCGATAAGGAGTTCGGCGGCGCTCCGTTCGACGTGCGCCGAGCGATGCTGACACGAACGATGCCGTTGATCCTGAACGATATTTACGAAGTGATGAAGGGTGAGGGGTTGGCGAAAGGAACGATTCTGTCGATTATGGCTTTGCTGGGAATTGGTGTGAATCACTACGAACAAGGTCAGTACGGGCACAGTGACAAGCTGCCCGACTTCATCATTCGTATGTTTGGCGGGACACCGAATCAGCTACGGCCAAAGCCCAAGAAGTATTGACCCTCACACCGCCCACAACACCCCATCCCTCTCCACGCTCGCCGGGCTGAACAGATAGTTTGCCTTGATCCCCAGCCTCTGCATCGCCGCGTCGTGACGCTTCCTCAACAACGGATGAATCCCGCCGCTGCGGCCGTTGCCGTCGTCGTCGAAGACCGGCAGGTTCGGGTTGTACGCAAGGGCGCTTTCCAGACTGGTCATCGCCAGCCCGCTGCGCAACTCTGTCGCCAAGCCGTCGCATCCCACCAGGTTGAGCGTGCGGATGCCGCAGAACCACGCAAAGTGGATCGCCGGCAACATGCTGCTGCCGTACTGGTAAAGCATCCTCGACTCCGCCAACTCGTTCGCCGACTGGGCCAGCCGAAACCAGTTGCCGCCTTTGACCGAAGTGGGACCGCCGCCGGCGCCGGGGGCGACGTGCTTGAACATCACCAGCCGCTTGATGCCCGCCGCCTCGTGCGGTTCCAGAAACCCCATCATCACGACCGACTTGCACCGATAAGCCCAGTCCTTGAACTTTCGCCACTCCAGCGAGATGCCGAAGCTGTCGTCGTGGGCGACGTACCGCTCCCAGTCGATCGCCTCGTTGATGAACCAGATCGGGTCCGTGACTTGCCGCAACGCTTCGGGGTCGAACGGCGTCGGGCCACGCCCGATGATCCACCCTTCCCGACCGGCATACTTGTCCTTGAACGACGGGAATGGAATCAGGTGGGTCCGTCCGTCGTGCTGCTGTCTGCGATCGCACCCCCCGACGCACGGAACGCCCAGGCCGGGCAATCGCTTCTTGCCGAGGTTGCACAGTCCATGCACGGCGCAGTGGAAGGTTTTGACCTTCACCGTCCCGCCGCAAGTGGGGCAGTCGACCTCTTTCTGGAACGGACCGCGGAACACGCAGGGCGGATTCAACTGGAACGGCGGCGGGGGTTCATCAGGTAGCGTCAACACGGGCTGCGCCGGGGCGACATAGGTCTCCAGCCACTTGCGGCGGCGTTGCAGTTCCTCCCCCAGCCAGTCCGGCATGGGCTGATCGGTCTTGACAGGCAGAAGGCCCGTGGCTTGACCAGGATGGCCCGTGCACTGCGTTTCCACCAGAACCCGGTTAAACCCCTCCCCGTCGAAGCGGGCCGCAGGAAGGCCATCCCAGGGGATTGCAAGGGCAAGCGTGGGGTCCAACAGGAGATCGTCCGCCTGAGCGTCCACCGCTCGCCAGCGGTCCAGCACGGCCGCAGGCGTCCCCACGTACTCCCACGTCACCCCCAGCCGACCCAACACCAAGGTCTGCTCCTGGCGGAACCGGCGGAATCTGTCCCGGCCGACCGGATCGTCGATCCGCTGGCCTGTCCGATTGGTCAATCGAGGATCGTAGTCCACCGCCAGCCCGTCACAGCCGACGAACCGGACGTGCTTGGCCCCCAGGTACCACGCCAGATGGCAGGCGGGCACGGACGTACCGCCGAAGTGTTCCCGACCCCGGTAGAGCATTCCGCCTTCCGCAACGCTATGGCGCGTCCCGTAGAGCAGTTGCGTCACACCCTTCTGGCTGTTTCGCCAAGTGCACAATTGCGGCAACACCCTCAGTTCATCCTCGCGGCCCCGCCAGTATCCGCCCAACGGAAGGACCGCCGTGCCGTGGACGAATGGGAAGTATGCCTTCTGCCGGTCGTCCTGGGCGATGAAGTAGGACCGATCCGCCGCGACGTGCCTGTCCATGTCGACCGCCATGTTGATGAAGATCGCGGGATTGCCATCGGCGAGCTTCTCATAGTCGAAGTCGGTCTTACCGGCGCCGACGATCCAGAGGGTCGAGTCGGGATGCCTGTTCATCAGCGACGAGAACGGAATCGTGGCCAGTGATGGCCCTCCGCCGCGTCGCTGATTATTGATGGACGCGATCCACTGCTGGCGCGTCCGCCCTTGCTGTTGCGCTTCGGTCCAGGAGATCATTGGTATGCAATCACAAGAGTTGCGGGCAGGGCGTTGCAGGCCGAAACCGCCGGATCGGTGTGGTTGATCGCGCCCGCGTTGGTTTCCAGCGTGTAGGTTCCGGCGGGAGTTTGGCCCGTCGTTTTCTTGTAGATTATTGACCTGGTTCCGAACGGTGAGCCGGCCAGAATCAATAGAAACATCCAGTAGTCGCCGTCCACGTCGCTTTCCAACGTGACCGCTGCGCCCGCGCCGTTGACTGAAATCGTCAATGTTTCGCCGGCGCTCGTCGCAGTGACGTATAGCTTGAGCGTCCCCGCATCGTCCCACACGCAAGCGCCGACATAGCGATTCATCTTCCCGTCCCACAGGGGCGAGTTGGTGACGGATGTTCCGTCCACGCATCCGCTGCCCGGATCGTATTGAACGATTCCGAAGAAACTGCCGGCGGCGCCATTGTCGAAGTAACCTTGAATCTGAATGGCGCCGGTCGGCACGTCGGCCGGGCAGGTGCCCGACGTGGCGCATTCACCGAGCGTCAGCGTCGGTGCCGGCGCATCGCCGTCTTCAACCGTCCAGCCGGACAGGGGCGGGCAACTGCTTTTTGGTGCTGAATTGAGATAGGCCTGTGATGAGACGGCGCCTTGAATCTCCCATCGCGGCGTGGTTTCAGCATCGTCATAATGAATCACGCCCACGCCGACGCCCAACTCGTGCACCCAAAAATCCAGCGCGGCGTCGTACAGGTACGTGCCGTTCACAGCGGAAGTCCCGGCGCCCGCCACGCATAACGCGGTGCAACGGTCGCAGTTTTCATCGTGGCAGCTTCGCCGGTAGTTGATCGTCGTCGCCTGGGTCTCAAGGTTTCCCGTTATGCCGCGCTGCTCGATCTTGTAGCAAACGCCGGCCCCGTCAAGCTGGATGGTTGGATCGTCGACCGGGCCGTTGTCGTAGACGCTGGGATTCAGGTAAATGAACACGCCCGTCTCGGCGCAGTCCTGCCACTTGTCCAGCGTGTCGCCGGAATCGCCGTAATCGCCCGGCGTGGTCCCGGAGTCACAGCAGCAACCGGTTTTGCGCCGCGTGAACCGGGCCTTCGTGGTCAGGTTGACGTAGGTGACGATCAGGTCGCCCGTGCCGTCACCGGCGCACTGCACGTCCACCACGACTTCGCCGTCGAACGGAACGCCGGGGTCGGGATCGGTGGGATGCGTCCCTGAATCTGATTCCGATGCCGACGCTGATTCCGACAAGCCGTGACAACCGGCGCATGAGTCGAAGACCAGCTTGTTAGTGTACGGGGTCAGGTCGTGAATGACGTTCAACTCGACCAGCTTGTAGCAGATGCCGTTGCCGTCCAACTCCACGACGGTATCAAACCCAAAGCCAAGATCGGCGATGAAAGCGGACAGATAAATATCCGGCTCGGCTCCGCCGTTGCAGTCCTCGTAGCGGTCCACCGTCAACGGCGGCGGCGGCGTGATCGGCATCATCGACTTGCGCACTTCATCGACATCAATCCACAGGTTGACCTTGTTGCCCACGCGCTCGATGCAGATGTTCTGATCGGTGAAGATTTCTATCTGGTCCTTCTCCGAACCCATCTTCGACTTCTCCAACTGCTGAAGCCGATGCACCGTCGTCTGGTGCAGTCTCACCATCATGTCGGCGATCTGCTGGGGCGTCATCCGCGCCAGCGCTTCGCCGTCGACGGAAATGCCGGGGGAACCGGGGGCACCGGGGGCGCCGGAAATGCCGGGGGAACCGGGGGCACCGGGGGCGCCGGAAATGCCGGGGGGGCCGGGGTTGTCCTTAAAATCCTTATCCATAGCAGTTGGGCACGAAGTCTGACAGGGCCGTCATGGCGACACGCTCGTACTGGAAAACATTCTCGTATCCGCTTTCCAGGTGGTAACCGGCCAAACTCTGGTTGCCTTCCAGTTCATTAGCCACGCTGCGGATGCAGGTGATGCGCCCGCCGATCCAGCCGCCGTCCTTCTGGCTGAACTGCACGTAGCCGGAGAACTTGGTCACACCGTCCGCACGGGTCGGATTCGCATCCACATCGTCCCAGCGCACTTCTCCGGCCGGGTAGCTGGTCCCGTTGGGAAACGTGTACGTCGCGTTGTTGATCTTGCCCGGATGGCCCGGCGCTGGCTCAGAGTCCCACACGCCGGGCCAGCGATACACCCGTAGCGGCACGCGGCGCTTCATCGTGGGAACGATGGTGACTGGAAACGAATCGCACACTTCCGCGTTCACGCCGGGCGCGATTATGTCCCCGGCGCTGGTGGTCAGCATGTCGTCGATGAACCCGATGCTCAGGATCGGCGCAGCGGGCGAGCAGTCCCAGGGACCCAGCCCGTACTCCAGCGTGCCGGTCATCACACCGTAGCCGGCGGACTCGCACGTCACGCGCAGCAGGCTCAGGCCCTTGAAGGTTTGCGTCGACGGATGCACCTGCCCGACCACCAGGCCGATCACGTCGTCAGGGTCCACCGAAGTTTCGTCGATCCCGTTTACGATGAAGGGCCGGACAATCGCATCGACCCGCTCGTCCTGATAGCCGCGCACCACGCGCCACTTCCTGCCGTCCACAAGGTCATTGTCGGCGAAGTAGGTCCACGACCCGCTGTCGCTGGCGCTGATGCTGTAACTCTGCTGGCTCAGTTGGATCGTCCCAGAGAATCGGCCGACGATCGTGTACGGGATATTGCCGTCCCGCGTCTCGGCGCGCCAGTCTGGTGAGGCGCTTTCGATCATCAAATCGCCGAGGTATTCGCGATCGGTGCCCAGCTTGATCCGCACGTTTTTCAGCAGGGCGCCGTCCACCATCTGTTTCAGAGCGTCCTTCTGATTGCCGTCCGAGTAGATGCCCTGGATGGTGACCGTGCCGTAGACCAGACGTGAGGCCAGGAAAGAGGTGAAGCGAACGCCGAACGGCCGGTACTCGCGCAGCGGCTGGACGAATCGGGGGATGATCCGTTCCGGCCGCAGACTAACCTTGCTGCCGCCGAGGCCGATCTCCCCGCCGGCAATACCGCCGCCGCGTGGATGGAGGTTTCCGGGGTCAGCCATAGGTCACAGCCTGCGGACGTAGGGATAGTCCGTATGATCGCGGAATGCGAGTTCGTCCTTGACGCCGACCCCCTCGGCGACGATCAGCCGACCGCGGATCGCGTCCTTCAGTTCACGCCACATTTCAGCGCGCCGCTGGCCGTCGCCGGTAGACGGCTCGGCTTTGCTGGCGGCGCCGGGGTCGATCACCGCCAGAAGCACGCTCAGCGGCAGGTCAATGTCGGGGTCTTCAACGCCCGCGATCCATTCCGTCACCGGCTCATCCTGAATCACGTCCATCTTCCACGCCGAGGTCGGCACGGGGTAAAGAAAGGCGTACTGGCGGTTCAGCACGCCGACGCTGGTGGGCTTGCCGCGCTGCACGTTGGCGTCACGAACGTAAGGGTTCAGCGGGTCCAGCACGCGGTTGTCAGAGTCGCCCAGCAGCCGCGCCACCGTCTCATAGGTCTTGAGTTCGATGACGTTGCCGCGCTTCCAGTTGCGAAGTTCCCACACCGACCGCCCGCCTTCCGTGCCCGGCTCGTTGGATGCGCTGGACGTATGTGCCGTGGTGGCGGCGTAGAAATAACTGTCGGGATCGCCGTCGCCCTTCACCAGATCGCCGACCACGTAAGCGACCGAGGCGCCGGACCATGTGCCCTGATCGGTGTAGGCGATTTCACAGCGGACGATGCGGTTGGGGTCGAAACCGGCGATCGTGCTCAGGTCCACCTGCGGGTTATCGACCAACATGGTGACCGTGCCGATGGCCCGATCGACGCGAGCCTTGATGTCCAGATCGTGGAACGCCATCTGGAGGTAGTAATCAAGGTCGGTCGAACTGTAACTCTGGTCCCCGCGCTGTAGCGCGGTCGCCAGTCGGGTTCTCATTTCAGAGACTTGCATCGGATCAGAAGCCTTGGATGGTCAGGAAGCCGGTCAGCGCGCTGGAGGCGTTGTCGCTTTCGATCGTCGCGTCACCGCTGAAAAAGCCTGTGTCGCTGGGCGTGCCGACCACGGCAAGGCTCTCCGCCACGGAGGACGATGCTCCGTACTGCACCAGTCCGACCGGATACCAGCGCTTCAGCTTCGTCCCGATCGTCGCGGTTCCAGACGCCAGCGTGAACGAGTGCGTCTCCTGCTGAATCTGGCCCTGAATCTGAACTTGATTGACCAACATGGGAATATCTCCCTTGGTTTGTGAAAGAAAAGTGCCAAAACGTGAAAGAAAAGTGCCGGGCGGGGAGTGCTCAATTTTCTTCCCGCCCGGCGACAGTCACGGATCAGCCCGACAGGTCGGTGTACAGCACCTGGTTCTTGGGATCGAAGCAGCCGAATCGGTACATGACGGTGATGAGGCTGCGCCTCGCGTCGTACCCGCCCGACGAGTACTGGGAGATATCAATGAACGGGCCGACGTTGAAGTTCTCGCCTTCCTGCGTCTCGAAGAACCAGTCGCCGATGTTGAAGAACACGGCGGCGCGGGACAGGTCGACGGCACCGGACTCGCTCAGCAGCGTCGAGTAGTTCTGCAATCCGGGGTCGTAGGTGATGACCGTGTTGCCGTAGGCGAGGGCCTCGTTCTTGATGCCGTACCGCGCGGCGATCGGATTGCCGTCCATGACGATCGACCCCAGGCCCTTGGTAGTGGCCTCGGCCTTCAACGTCAGGTAGTCGGTCGCGTTGACCAGCCCGAAGTTGACGCCGCGCGTCGACTTGTTGCGGATGCCCTGTGTGACGTTCGCGTTGTCCACGATGTTCAGCGCGGCCGGCGTGGCTGAGGTGACGCGGTGGCTGAGGAAGTACCCGTTGGCGGTGCGATCCAGACCGTACAGGGTGTTGGTCGTCGAACACACGTCGTTGACGCTCGGCTGCTCGCTCCAGATCGCCGCCGTCTGGTCGGACGGGCTGCCCTGCCACAGTTCGTTAATCAGGTGGTCGAGCAGGTCCTGCATCGCAATGCCCATCGCATGGTCCATCACGTTGCTGATCTTGAACTTGCCGCGCGACAGGCGCACGGCGTTGTTCCAGATGAGGCATTCCACCTGCTTCAGCGAGAAGTTCAGGTAGGTCATCTTCTCCTTCTGGTCCTGCGAATTGGTCGTCGGGGCGGAAAGGGCCGCCGACGTATCGCGCACGGTCAGGTTCTTGACATCGCCGCTGGTGCCGGTGTGCACGCTCCAGGAGGCGGTCAGCGAACCGCGGATGCTCATCTTCTGGGCGTAGGTGAGATTGCCGCCGCCGATGAAGGTGGACTTGACGCTGCCGGGCGTTTCCTTGTCGCCCTTGGGCCGAAGTTCCCGGTCGGAACCGGGCTGCGCCGTCATGGCGCTGAGCAGCGGGCTGAAAGTGTACTGTTCGGAAACGAACTTGGGGATGAACTTTTCGGACGCATACGCCGTGAGGGCGGCGGCCGTTCGGATTCCGGTGATGTCTGCCATTGCAGGCGCTCCTGAGTTTCAGGGCGCCGTGCGTCGTGATCGGTTAATGGCCGGCGAATGCCTGTTGAAGATCATCTTCCCACTGACGGGACTCTTCGGCTTCGGTCAGGGTTACCGGCTGCTCGTTCGGACGCGCGGCGCTTTTTGAAGCTACACGTGCGCCCTTCGTGGACGTAGAAGGTCTGGTGGATGGCTGGGGGTTGGGCTTGACGGACTTACGGGCCTTGATCCGATCCACGGCCGCTTCTGCGAGGTCGTGAATCTTGCCCGCGACGTAGGACACTTTCTGGTCGTCCGGCGCGTTGGGGAATCGGCGGTCGGCCGCATCCCATGCTTTCGCGACGGCCTTGGCATACCAGCCCGCGAGTTCCGGGTACTGGCGATCGAAGCTGATCTCGGCCTGCTGTTCAGCCTGCCGCTGCTTGATCTGCGCCAGTTCCTGCCGGAGAGAATCGTCGGGCTTGCCCTGCTGGGTGAGCAAGCGCTTGGCCAGTTTGTAGATCGTCGAGTCGGTCCCGTACTCCGACGCCAGTTCCGTCAACTGGGCCTGGGCGTCGTCCTGGACTTGCTCGACAGCTTTCTGCTGAGTTGCCGACGTGGGCTTCTCGGCCAGCTTCTGGAGCAAATGGTCCTGACGTTCCAACAGCTTCGTCAGATTGGCCAGTTGATATCCCTGCTGCTCGACCTTCTTGGCGAGATTGGCCTTGTCCGGCTCGGCATTCGGTTCAGCGGGTTCTTCATCAGCCGGTTCTTCTCCCTCCTCCATGAAGGGATCGAACTCGGCGTCTTCAGTTTCCGCTGGCTTGTCGTCGACCGTGGGCTTCGTGGGTTCTGCCGGTGTGAATCGTCCCGCTTCATCGCGGGGCGTCTCACCTGTCGGCACGCCAAGCTCCGCCGCCATTTCAGCTTCCAGCGCTTCGTCGTGTTGCGTCGTGTCCGTTGTTGCTGTTTCAGCCATTGTCTAGACCCTTGCGTCTCGCTCAGTTGCCGGACCAGCCGTCGCCCTTAACCTGCCTTGCGGCTCAGTGGGTTCGGGATGTCCCGTCATTAACCTGCATCACTCAGGGCTTACTGCCCGCCGGGGAACGTCCTCGGACGGGTGAAAGGTGCAATCCGCAATCAAGCGGCCTGCGCCATCGGTGGTTGCTGTTGCGGCTGCATCGCCGCCGCTTCCGCGTGTAGTCTATCCAGAACTTCATCGGAATCATAATCCAACTTCTCCAGCGCCGTCTGCAAGTCGATCAGGCCGGCCTGCCGATCGGCCCGGACCTGATCCTGCCGCTGGCGCTTCACCTCACCGCTTCCGCTCACCACTTCCACCTTCACGTCGATGTCAAGTTGCTTGGCCCGCTGGCGGATCACGTCCAGAACCTCCAGCGGATACTTGTCGTTCATCTTCTTCCATTGCGGCAGGCGCAACCAGCCGCGCTGGCACATGGCGTGGATGCGCAGCCGGGTCAGTCGCGTCAGCATAGCCTCAGTATTGGTGCTCTTGAAACCGATGATGCCGCGCGCCGCCTGCTGCAACGATTCGATCGCCACGCCGCTGGAATCGCTGCTGGGCGGGCGGCCTTGCAGCACGCCGGTGTTGCCGCTCAGTACGTCGTGAAGTTGCAGCATTTCCTTCAACAGTTCCATCGCCTGCTGGGGGAACGGCGACGGTTCGAGATAGAACCCGCGCCCGCCCGCGAGGATGTTCTTATACTTGTCGTAGAGCGTCCCGTCGATGTGCATCAGCCGATTCGGATGCGAGTTCATCACCTCGCGCTGCCCCTTGAGCGCTTCCCACACATCGTCCGGCATCAGCAACTGCGGGCTTCGGTTGAACTTCACGATGTCGTACAGGCTGGATGCGAGTTTCATTATCAACCGGTCCAGCCACTCCAATCGCTCCGGCTCGCCCTGGCCCACCCAGCGGAACGGGATCGGGATGTTGCGGTTGCCGACGATCGGGATGTCCCAGTAGGAGCACTCGACGGATTCTATCTCCGTCTCGGCGCAGATGACCGTCTGCTTCACGCCCGACCGCATCGGCCAGTTCTTTGCTTTGGGGTTCGTCAGTTGCCGATCGTCGTCCTCATCGTAAACGTAGAACGCGCCGTCCTCGATCTCAACGCGGCCTGCGTCCAGCGCTTCGTCCGGCGACATGGGGTAACGCTGCCCGCGCTCCCACATCGTCCACACGTCGATCATGTTGCGACGGAACGTCGTCTCGCTCCACGGCCCGCCGATCTCGTACCTGCCGCCGAACGCGGCGCCGGGCGTCCCGCTGCCCTCGTCGCCGATATACGCCTCGATCTTCTTCTTGAATTGCGGGTAGCGCGTGATGGCCTGGGAACTGCTCATCGGCTCGCGCAGAATCGCGTAGTCCGCATCCTCAATGCAGGTCGCCTCCGGCGGCAACCACAGATGGCGAGGATGGATGTTAATGAGCGAATCGGTGCCGTCCTCCGGGTTGAACTGATACAGAGCGAACTGCCAGCCGACGATGTTGCACAGGTGGATGTTGTCAAACAGCCAGCGTGAATTGTTGCCCTTGTCCCACAGAATGTCGCAGTTGTTTTTGATGACATCCGAAGTCATCTCATCGTTGATCTCAACGATGTCCGTGGGTTTCAGCACGGGGTTCATCATCTGCGGCTGGCCGGAGAGGGGATCAGGTTGCAGGCTCTGCCATTCGGCCATGAGCGGTTGAATGCGCTGCAAAAACGATTCGGTGACCTCGAACGCGCGCTGCTTCGGGTTCGCCGCCAGTTGCTCAAACTCGAAACCCTGCATGTCAACAGGTGTGACGGCGGATTCCGGCGAAGCGGACATGTCCGGCCCCATCACCTCATCGGCCAGCGCCTGGCCCTCCACGTCCATCGCCGCGCCGGGATCGTCCTCGAGTGCGATGTGTCCCTGCTCGGCCAGCGCCTGAATGGTCAAGAGCGCTTTACTGATGATCCAGAACTGACCGCCACGGCCACGTTCCCGCGCCGAAAGACCGACATAGGGGTCCTGCTCGGTCTGCACCTGCGTCTGCGTCATGCAGGCAGGTTGCGTTTTGTTGATGATGAAACAGGAGTGACCGTTTTTCGTCTCATTCAGCACGTCATCGCCGAACGATCCGAGGTACTGCGAGTTGTTCAGATCGGCCCGTGCGATGTACTGCGCACGCGCCTGATCGGCTTCCTGAAGGTAGTCGAACATGCGCGTGACTGCATCTTCGCGGGTTGTGGCGGTCTCTGCCATCGGTGATGAATCTAACCTGCCTGTTCGCCATTGGTCAAGTCGGCGCCGATCAATTCGCTGCTTTTGCCGGGCGTCTTGGCGCTCTGATTGTCATGGGTGCGAAGGACGTTGACCAGATGATGCTTCTGCAACGGCTGCGCGCCTGCGCCTGATCCCCTGACGAAAACAGACGGGCCGGACTGGTAGACGTTGATCCCGCGTCGGGCGCATTCGGTAATCAGATCGCCAATTTCCATCTGATCGTAACTGAGGCGATTACCGCCCACGATCGGCGTCATCATCCGATCGCCTTCGTTGGCGACTTCGGGTTTAAGTTTAATGAACAAGCGGACCTTGCCCCTGACTTCCTTACAGTCCACTTCCTGGCCATCCCAGCCGGCCAGCCAGTTGTGTTCGGCCTCCACCTGCCCGCGCATGCGAAGCTGGGCGCCATCGGCGGCGAGCATGATTTCCAGATCGCTCGTTCTCACCACGGCGATCGTGGGATCGCTGAGCATGGCGTCCTTCCACGGCTGGCAGTCGGTCGCAACCTCAATGATCGGCGTGCCGCCTTCGCCGCGCGTGACCTGGAACTGGACTTCGGGATTGCCGGGAATGTTAGTGGTGACTCGCATGGACTGGCTCCTGCTTGTATTCCTGCCTGATCTTCCGCATGAACACCATCACGCCGAGCGCTTCTTTCTTCTCGCCGCTCAGGGTCATCTGGTGCAACAATTCTTCGCCCATGATGAGAATGTCATGGACGACGGATTGCTCGATGATGTCGGGGGGTTGCGGTTTGCTCATACCCGGCCCCTTGACGCGCGCGGCGATGACGGTGCGGGCGTCGGAGATTCGTCGTCGACCTTCACGCCCATCATGCGGCCGACCTCTTGTCTGGCTTGGCGCATCAGCGAATCCTGCTCCCGCTCCCGCGCTTTTTTCATATCGTCCAGCACCTGAAAGATCGCCTGGACGTGAGGCTCCAGCAAAGCCTGACGCTTCTCCACTTCGTCAAGACGATCATGTGCCTCAGCATCGCGTGCGCTGTCGCGATTGGATGCGCGTTTCCAGCCTTCGCGAAAGCCCAGGATGACGGAGATAACAGAGACCAGTGCGCCGACCAATATGTAGCCGATAAACTCAATCACGTCGCTTCTCCCATTCGTCGCGCAACGCCTGCGCGATTTGGTAAAGCTCAGAGAATGAATGCTGTTCTTCCAGATCAAAATCCGTGGCGACGCAGTTGGCGACATCACTGATAATCTTGATCCTGTAGCCCAGCAGTTCCGCGTGGCAGTTGGGATACCACTCCTTCATCAGATCGACGAGGACCTTTGCGGACTGAGCGGTGTTGTGTTGGACATCACAACTCATTATTGAGGCACCATGTTGTCCTGCCACCCGGACTTCTGAATCTCATCCGACACGCTGGGGCCGGCGGCGCCGGTCTTGTGGAAGTCACGCGGATTCGTGACCGAGTGCAGCAGCCGATTGCCCATGAACTCGATGATCCGCTTGCGCTCCGATTCCTTGCCCATGTCCTCGACCGACACCGCCATCTGCAACTTCAACGGCGCATGCTGGCACGTCGCAGTGAATACAACGCCCTTCTCGGCTCGATCGCCGCATTCGACGAGTCCGTGGTAGAAACCAGCCTCCAGACGAGCGTAGCCCGTGACGGCGGTATTGGTCGGGTCCGCGAACAGCGCCACCACCGCGCCGAACAGGTAATCGCCGACCTTGTGTCGTCCATACTGGGCCTTGTACGCCAGCGGCTTGCCGCCCGCGACCACTTCGAGAATCTTCTTGCAGACGACAAGCTCGGTCGGCCACGATAATTCCTGCGCTCGGATGTTGGCGGGAGACATCGGCTTCGGGGCTTTGGAGAAGAATGGAAACATGGTCAGGCACTCTTGCGGTGATGCACGGGGCTGCTCCGCAGCAGGTACATGATCGACGCGCATCCGTGGTCGTTCTTGCGTTCGTACCGATCTTCCGGGTCGGGCACGCGGTCCTTGTTCTCCTTGTACCGCCACGTCATCATATCGCGCCGATGATATCTGCAACCGTCGAACAGGAAAAACCGCAATTGCTCAAGGTTACGGCGCACCAACTCGACTCCGCCGTGCTTGTTGGCCTTCACCGGAACCACGGCCGGAAATCCGCAGCGCCAGAACTCTTCAATCAGCCGCCCGCCGTCCGATTGGTCGGTGTCCAGCGCATCCACCGGCACGCCGCCGGGGAAGATCACCGCCCACTGGCGGCGCACGAAATCCGCCACCGGCCGGTCGACCTCGGTCTTCTTCCCGTATTGATCCGTGCGCGGCAGGTTGAACTCGGCGCGTAACGCCAGGAACAATTCATCTTCCGTGCCCCAGCGCCCGCACGACAGGGGCCGGAACGTGTTGACCATCGACCACAGCCGCGTGCAGCAGTCGAACACCGTCGTCTCGTTGTCGTACTCTTCGGCGATGCCGAACACCTGCTCGTTGGGTGCCACAGTCGCCAGCAGGAAGGCGTGATCGTTGCGATAGCCCCAGTCGCCCGCCATGTAGAGCGGCCATTGACTGGGCGGCTTGAACGGCTGGACGACGTGGACTTCGGGGTCGAACTCCTTGAACACCACGCCCTGAAACGCGGCTGGCTTACCGAGTCCGCGCAGCTTCCACTCGTTGACTGTCATTGTGCCGCGTCCGCCCAGCGCGGTCGGCATCTCGTTGTGCACAAAGCCCGGTGCCAGGTTGTGTTGATTCTCAAGGACCGTGGCCTCTGTGTAATGGACTTTGCTGCCAGGCAGATTCGCCTCTTCCCTGAACATCGCGTGCCAACCTTCGCAGGGGAAGTAGTCCATCAGGCCGAATCCGCCCTGCCTCATGCGCGGTTCCAGAGCATGAAGAATGGCCTCGCGTCGACACTCGGTCCACAGCCAGCCTGAACACGTCTCGGATTCATATTCCTGAATGTCCTGATTTTCAGTCTTGGGCCAAAGCTCGATCGTGCCGCGATCGTTGGGCAGAATCAACGTGATGGCGGTTGGAAGGTTCTGTTGAGGATGATAGGACCACGAGCCGAACATGCTGCGCGGCAGAAGCTGCCAGATGGTGCGCAACGGCACGCCCTTGATAGAGTCGATCGTTGAAGCGATCAGCCAGAACACCTGTCCATTCAGCGCGTGATCGCGCAAGTGCTGGCAGAACTTCACGAAGGTGCCGATGGTCTTGCCCGCGGCGTTGGCGGCCACATAGGCGAAGATCAGCTTGCGCTGCTTTTCCGGGATGGTGGCGTCGTAGACATGCGCATCGAACACATCCCAAAAGTTAAGTTGCTTTGGACCGGCCCCGGTCAGGCCGCCGTCCTCCTTGGCGATGCCGGGATTCAGACTCGGCCGCATGTAGGATTCGATGATCCCGGCAGATGATGTCACAAGGTAAGCGTGTCGCCGCCAGTTCAGCGGCATCGTTTCCGCTTTCGGGGAGTCGATGGCGTTCCACAGGTCCATGAGTGCCGACTGGTCCATGATGGGTCATTCTTCATTCGGAGGGAAAACACGAGGCGCTACATCCCGGCGGCGCATCTGATCCAACAGTTCCTTCGCCTCCTCATCCGGCGCCTTCACCACAGTCGTCGTCAGGTTCACCCGTTGTCCTTCCAGATGACGCTGGTCCTGCATGTCCTGCTCGTGCATCGCCAGCAACATCCGCGTTACGCGCTGAAGAGTGCGCGGCCTGTTCTCCTGGGCGTCCTCCACGGACTTCAAGAGCCTGACAATCGCGCGCTTCAACCGCTCACGCAACTCCTTGTCAATGTTCCAACGCGCACGCTGGCGCTCGATTTCCTGGAGCGCGCGGCGACCGTGGCTGTAATCGCTGATCGCCTCGACGATCTGATCCTCAGTGGCTGTGGTCACGTCAATCATCATACGATCCTCACACGCACGCCGATCTCGCGCGTCTGGCCGCCACCATCGACGTAGATAACGCTGAACACGTAAACAGCGCCCAGCGTTCCGCCGGCCGGCACGATGAACTGTACGCCCTCACCGGGTTCCACGGTTCGGCCGTTGATGTGAAGAACAACACTGTTGACCTGTCCGCCCGTGGGAGAAAGAGCATCGGCGGTGGACGGCTTCACCGAGTCCTGAGACACGGAAGTGACCGACGAAACAGTATCGTCCTGATCCAGAAAGCCGAGCAGGTCGATCTTGGGATGGACGATCTCATTGACCGACTTGTCGAAGGTTTCCGGACAAAGCAGCATCAGTGGTCCTCTTCGGGCGCGGTGTAGTGCGGGCGCTTCTTCGGGGTAGTGTAGTGCGGTCGGGCCTCATCCGCCGCGTCTTGCGTTCTGACGACGTGCGCGGTGAACCAGGCGCGCATCTCATCGGCGGTGAAGTGCGGGCGGGCGAACGGGGCGGTGAACTCGGGGCCTGCTGTGCCCGGCGTCGTCGTCGTCGCGCCAACACCCGGCTTGATGAACTTGAAGAAAATAGCGGTCGAAGCAATCATCACACACTCACTATGGCGTAGCTCACCCAACCCTTGAATCCGCACGTCACCGCGTCAATCTCAAGGTCTTTGTCTGTCGCCAGCTTCCAAATCGGCATGGAAAAGTTGCCGCTGCACGGAACTGAGAAGCCGCCGCGCTGTGACACTTCCATCACGCCGCTGATCGCTGTGTTGTCCTCATCCTGAAAGGCGATCGACCCGTCGCCGGTATCCGCCGTCCCGCCCCAGCCATAAACCCAAATCTGCTTGCTGGGCGCTGACGACACCAGCACCTGATCCGCGCCCGCCGCCACGCTGATCGCGGCGTGCCCGTAGCTGTCGATGACCGGATTGCCCGGCCCCTGAATTGACGCGGGCAGGCTGGTCACGTCCACGTCGCCGATGTCCACGCCGCTGTTAGCGGCCAGCTTGCCGATCGCGTTCGTGCCGGCCGGCAGGGCCACGTCGGTCGCCAGCACCACGCGCTGGGTTAGCGCCGTCACCACGCCCGATGCACCTTGGACGCCGACCTGCCCGGCGATCGTGTTGACGGCGGCGCGATTAGTCTCATCCCAATCGTCGATGATCTCGGCCGCGGTCTGGATAGCGGCAAGCGCGGTGTTGGCGGTGTCCTGATTCGCGCTGGTGGATGCGCCGGTCGGCAACGGCAGACTGGCGGCGCTGATCGGCTGAGTGACGCCCGACCCGTCGACAGTGACCGTGCCGGTAATCGTCACGTCATTGTTCGTGCCCAGGTTGACCAACGCGCCATCTGTTGCGTTTCCGGGCGCTCGGTCCCAACCCACCCCGTCAAACAGCAGCCCGAACGATTTGGCCTCCATCAGCCCGGAGAACGTGGTCATGTCGTCAGTGATGCCGGTGCCTGTGCCTATCACTCGTACCGATACACCGCTGGCGACGCCTTCAATTTTGAGTCCACCGTTCGCGGCAAGAGCGGCGGGTAGACCGCCGGCAAGCAGCGTGACGATTGAGTCCAGAACGGCGTTGTCGGTTGCGCTCAAATTGGCCGTCACCACACCCGTGCCGTCCGTGGGCAACGTCACGCGCACCGCCGTGGCCTCAAGGCCCGCGCCGATCGGTACCGCCGCGCCGCCGAATTGCGTGATGTTGAACCCCGCGCCGGAAATGGCGTTGTCGATCAGTTGCAGCGCAGTGAGGGCCGCGCCGTCGATCTGCACCACGAACGTTCCGCCGTTGACAGCCGTGACAGGCAGGGGTGCAGCGGCGGACACCAGCCCGTCATTCACCCCAGCAGCGCCGAGCATCAGCTTCGTAACACCCACGTCGCCGCTTAGCGCGGCAACGCTGTCCAGCACAAGATCGAATCCAGAGTCGGTCGTGTCGTCGTTTTTGATGTCGCGCGGTGTCAGTGCCATGTTTAATTCCCAACGCCCATGAGCGTGCGCAGCAATGCGGTGCCCGCCGCCGGCGCCGCCGCGCCCACCGCGAACAGAATCCATTGCTGGGTCAATCCTGAAACGCGGGTGAAGTCAAGTGTAGGTCCGGTGGAATCGAACGACGTCGGCGACGCCACTACGGCATTGCCGGCGGAAACCGATTGCGTGTGGTCCGGCAATACAACGCCGGTGTTGGCGTAGGACGCCGTGTTGCTGGTGGCCGCTGCGTCCTCGTCCGTTCCGGCGTTGCTGTAGTTGGTCAACTCGTCGTCGATGGGGCAGAATGACCATGCGCCCCCTTCCGAATTAGCCCTAACCCCATCAACGGCGGAAGCCGCATTGCACATGAACAAACAGAAGCTCGGCTGGAATCCCGGATCGGTGAAGGTCTTGCTGATGGCCGTGGTCGGCGGGTTGACAACATCCACGCTGAACAACTGGTCCGCGTCCTGGATCGCCAGCCAGAACACGAATGACACACCTGCGGCGCTGGACACGATACTGAACCCGCTGGCGTCGGCGTCGCTGGCGGTTACGGCGAACGACACCGAACCGCTGTCGATGACGTTAAGAATGTGCGAGCTATCTACACGGGACTGCGGATCGCCGCTGGCTGCGTTGTGGTCGGAAAACAAGCCCAGCGATCGCTGATCGAACGCCGTTCCTGAACGCACACCAATCCCATAACTCGTAAGAACATTATTGGTGACGCCTGATTCACTGGTGTTGCTGCGCGTCAGCATCATCAGCGCGTCGGGCTGGAACCCGACTGTCGTAATGTCGACCGCGGTTGTGCCGTTCAGTTGAATTGCACCCGCATTCACGCTGAGATTGGCGTCGCCGACAATGAATACAACCGTGACAAGATAAGCGTCGCTGGGGGTGTTGCTCCAGGTGATGCGGATGCCGTCGGTGATCCACGCTGAGAATGAGGCAAGCATGAGTATGGTTGCAGTGCCCGAAACCAACTCGATGCACCGATTACCGCGACTGTGCCGGCGCGTCGACGTGTTGGCCAGATTGTCCAGCCGGTCCTCATCCACGACCTTATCGTTCGTGCCGTCGGTGAAGCCGACACAGGTAATGGCGTCGGCGGCAAAGGTTCCGTTGGCCGTGGCTTTGGTGGCGAAGAAGATAGCGCCTTTTTTCGTGCCCAGCGCGTCAAGACCGGTGACAGTGATATCCTGTGTCCCGCCACTGGTGGACGCTACGAACTGCTCAACTCGGTAAGAATGCGCCATTAGTCGGTCACAATACCCATGATGGTCTTAAATTGCGCCACGGTCAACACGCCGCGCTTCAGGAACTGCATGGCCGCCTCGAACTTCAATACGAATGCGACCTTCTGAACTGGACTCAGCCCGGTGTAGGCGGCCTTTACTTGGGTCAGTTGCGCGATTTCACCGGCAGTCAGGGTATCGCCAAGCAGATTTTCCAGCGCACTCACCGCCTGCGCATCGGTCACGTCGCCAGACAAGTTGAGGATCAGAATCCACGCCAATTCGTGTACCGCCAGCGTTCCATCCTGCACTCTTGAAATGATGCTCATGGGAATCTCCAGTAAAAAAACCTAATGTCCATGTCACCCCATCATCGCCCACACCAGCCATGAGAACAAGGCCAGCGTCGCCACCACGATCAGCACCACCGGCCACAGCGGCGGGTCATACTTCGGCAGCAGGTCTTTTTTCAGGCGGGAGCGTTTCATTCATCACCTTTCGCACCGCGTCCGCCCAGGCGTCCCAGGCGTCATTTCGCTCCCGAATCACGCGGTTCAACTCTGACTGCGGCGCGTCGTGGCGGTACGCGAAATACTGCTCGTTCGCGCGCATCGCGGCGACGCTCAAGTCGGCAACGCGATGGGCATCTTCGTCGGTCATTTGTCTGCCGGCATGGTGGTGGTCTGATGCGTTGACTGCGGCGCAACCCACTGGCGGAATCCGAAAGACAACAGCGTGCCGATGAACGCCAGCGCGCCCAGCACCATCCCGGTGACGACGATCCACAAGAGCCTGTGCCGGTCGCGCTTGTCCGCCTGTTGATTAGCCTCGATGCGATCGGTGGTGCGCTTGACGCTGCGCATGAGTTCGTCGAGGCCCGGCTCACCGTTGCCATAGACGGTCTTGTTCAGCCGATCGACGTGTATGGTGAGTTGTGCCAAAGTTTGTTCGTCCATGACGTTGCCCCGATACGAATTACACGAGGCGCACCTGCCCGCCGTGCACCAGCCAGTACGCGGCGCATTGGGCGTTGCAGTCAAGCCAGCCGAGGGGTTGGAAGCAGAAGCGTTGCCACATCACACACATTCCCTATTGTTTTTCTGACGAGGAAGTTGGAAGCACCAACACCCTGGTATAACCCAACTGCACCAGAAACACACGAATATACATCTTGTCGATCCACCCAATTGGAGGATTCGGTTCGTCGATTTTTACAAGTGATGTGTTTCCAGTAGTGCTTTCGGCCATGTCTATCGTCTCCCCAACAGATCCAACAGATTCATGCGCTGCTCACACCATCTGTAGTCCCGCTTGGGTTTGGGGTCGGGTTCCGGCGACGGTTCAACCGCCCGGTTCGTTTTGATCGCACGAGCGATGGCCTTGTACACGCGCCGACGATGTTTGCTCTTGTCGTCATAGCTTCGTCCTGAAAACATAATCCCACACAATACCAGTCGTCAGCGAGTAGTTTACATCCCACCAGCGATGATGCCAAAGGTGATGCCGCGCCGTCGGCCACCACTTGCCGCGATGGATGCGGTAGTGGCCGATGTCGTCGATCGCCTGCCCCGTCAGTCCGCCCAACCACAGCCACAAGGCGGGCAGCGTCGGTTCGCACAGGCCCAACAGAATGAGTGCGTAAATGCCCGCAACCGCGCCGCTGGCCAGCACACCGATGATGAGTGTCGCGCCGAACGTGGAGGGCGGATCGATGTGATGCTGCATTTCGCCGTGACTGAGATAGCCGCGCTTGGTCTTGATGCACCAGTGCCAGAAGCGATGGGTCGCGTAGTGCCCCAGCGACCACAGCGCGAAACCGATCAGGAAGTAGATCATCTTAAACCCTGCTTGCGATCCACGCCACGGCCGCACCGATGAGCACGGCGAACACCAGCGCGGATAGGATGAATCGACCGGCGATGCGCGGGTGGTGTTTCATGGTGTCGACGGCTTCCTTGCGGCGAGTTGGAAGCAGAAGCGTTGCCACATGGTCATACATGTTTCTTTCGCGGCTTGATCCGCTTCGGACCCGCCGCGGCTTTGCGTTCGTGGCGATAACCAGCGGACGATCTGAACCACACTGCGAAGTTCCGCCACGCCCGCCACGCATCCGACTCGCGGTTGTAGCCGTGCGCCGACGCGACCACGCGGCCGCAACGGATCACGCGCCATGACCACTGCTTGCCGCTGCGGAATGTCTGAACGGTGGGCATCATGCTGGCTTCCTCGCGGCGAGTTCGGTTTCCAGCGCCTTGCGGTACAGCGGGTCTTTGGTTTTCTTGCTTTCGATGGCGCGGATTCTATCGGTAGGTAGCGGCGTTTTGTGCGCTTTGGAGTCGACAATAGCTTCGGCGTCGGCCCGCGCTTCGATTCGCTTCGGACGCGGGATCATGTTGAACAGCGACAGCAGAAACGCGAACACGGGCCGGAAATAAATCAGCACGAACACCACCGTGGCGATGATGCCGCCCCAGACGATGAAGTCGAACAGATTGCCCCAGAACCCCTTGACATCCACCACGCGCTGAGCGGCGTCCTGCACGCCGATCGCCGCCTCCGCAATCACGTCCTGCCGCTTGCGCGCCGATAGTACCAGCGGTTCAGCGGTCGGTCCTATCTCGCCGGTCGCCAGCGCGGAGTCGAGTTCCGCCGCCGACGCCGACGCCTCACGCTGTACTGTCACTGCCGCACGGCCAATGGCCTGCTTCGCCGAGCCGCTACAGCCGGTCAACGCGGCAAGCAGTAGGGCGATGGCTAAGCGCAACATAGTCGGACTCCTGGGGGTGTCCTAATACTATCCATGATGCCGGGCGGCGGGTCAAGGGGAAAGGCTCAGGAGCATCAGCAGCGCCGCGTAATCAGCACTTCATCCACCGCGCCGTTTGTCTGCGACCGGCTCGTTTGCTCAATCCAGTTCCAGCGATCGACGGAATACAACTCGCGGATCAACGGATGATCGCCGTAGCGGATAACAAGCCTGCACGAATTAAACTCACCAAGACGTTTTGCCAGCCGCCTCTGCTGCACCGTGGAAAACGAATGCTCATATTCCTGCCCCGCGTCCGGCCACGGCGCGTCTACGTACAGCCCGTGGTCCGGCTGATCCTTGACGCGATCGAGGAAGTCGAACACGTCCATGCAGGTAAACTCCCAACTCTTGAGGCACTGGTGCCACTCGCTCAGCGATTCGATAGCCGACTGAAACCGACGCGCCGAACCGCCGCCGGACGCCGTCCACCGCACGGCAAGATTCTGAGTGAACTCAGTTTTTTTACCCGCATGACCGCCGCGCCCCATCCAGCAGGCGGCGAAGTAGTCGGCAGCCCATTGCACGTCGCCGTCATCGTGTGCGGGTTTGGAAAAATGTCCCCACGAGTCCATTGGCTGTTCACGCCCCCTGCACCGTCGTTGCGCCTTCGCAAGTTCGTCGGGGTGAAACAGGCGACCACGCAGCATCGCTTCAAGCTGTTCGCGCTTCTCGACGTCCGCAATGCAGCGCGCCAGATTGATGACATGCCGGTGCAGGTCATTCGCCAGTCCGCCGCGCGTGCGAATGTGCGGAAGTTCAGGCGCGCCGCCCATGAACGGCACACCGCACCACGCGAGCTTGCCTAGCGCATCGCCTACCGATTGAGCCAGCAGGCGGTTTGATCCGAACCAGGGGGCTATCGTTTTTATCTTCATGTTTCAACTCGCGTCCGCCGTCGCACCGGCCCGGTGTCGCCGGCGTCGGCAACAGGGCCGTCGTACTCAGGGATCAGCGCAAACTCGTCATCCGTCACCGGCACGCGCAGATGGCCGATCGCGGCCGGGCTGAACCACCACCACTCCACGTCACCGCCGACGCCGGCAAGCGCCTTGATTGCCGCGCGCTCAATGCGCGACGGACAGCGCTTCATACCCATTGGGTCGCCTACCGAAACCGAGGCGTGCCAGACCGGACGCCCGTTGTTGAGTCGCGCTCACCTGTCGACCGCGAGTATCAAACACAACAGGTTGCCGTCGGGCTGCTTGCTGATGGTGCGATAAGGCGCGATGTTGTCACCGCCGAATGGATGCGTCAGTGCGAAGGTTTGTTGGTCGGTCATACGCCCGCCTTTCGGTTCGGGTCTTTGTGGCAGTGGCATTGGTTTCATTTCGTTTTGCCCTTGACGAATAACGGCGCTGTTCTGGCGGCCTCCCGCCGTTTAGCAGCACGCTCACCTGCTTGTTCTTTCGTGCGGGCGCAGTGGCACTCGTGACACAGCGTGCGCAGGTTGTCAGGATGGTGAGTCCCGCCGTCCTTCACGGCGATGATGTGATCAATTTCCAAAGCGCCGCCGCGCGTAGTCATAACACTACCCCACTTTGTTACTTTTGTCCGCCTTTCTGATCCGCACTGAGCGCACTTACGACCGACGCGATATAACACAAACCACTTCGAGTAGCCGAAGTCCGCGTGCTTGCGGCACTCATCGTTGCAGTAGCTTGACCGGCCCTTGGGCACCTCAGCATGACACCAGCGGCAGAATCGCCTGCCGTTCGGACCGCGCCCGGGCGGCTGCTTGGGTATGCCGTGACTGGTGATGGTGCGGGGTTTCATTTCATCGACTCCGATTTATTGCGTGCGCTCATGTCCGGCGCCTGACTTCCAGCCGGTGCCACTGGTCCGCGGGGATCAGCACCGAGTCAGCCGACCCGTTGTGCAGGCCCTTCGACGAGAAGGTGAACCGGCTCCGGTCGCCCAGGTCCGTCCACTCCCCCTCTGGCCCCAGCCGCACCGCCACGATATCCAGGTCGCCCCAAAGCTCCTCCGCGTTCGCCGGAATCCGATCCCGGCGCCGCCTCCCCCTCCCCTTCCGAACGTGCGAAGCAACGTCCCCCCCTTGGGGGGTTAGGGGGGTATTCTGTCCTGTAATGGTAATGGTACTGTCGGGGCAAAATGCGCGGTTGTCGGACAACTGCGCAGTTCCCCGAATCTTGTCACGTTGATAAACCCTCCAATTTACTACGGTTAGCACCTCTTCCTCTATCTTTATGGCGCGCGCTTTTGTAGAAAAATCAAGCATTTCGGCCACACTGCGCGCACTCAGTCTGTAGCGCCTTTGCATCACTTTCGGCGCATTTTCGCGCCAAGCCACCTTCCCGGCGCGGCCGCAAACCTTGACGTGACAGAGCAGGAACAGCCAGGCCAAACGGCCCCCATCAGTGGCGTCCTCAAGCATCTCGGAATCCATCCAGTCGATCGAAATGGAAATCCAAGGGGCTGTAACACTCATGGCCGATCTCATGCGGCGGCCAGCGCCCGGCGGGGCGAGGTGTGTTCACCCGTCGCGACGGCGCGCAAGATGGCTCACCCCGCCGGGCATAGACCGCAACTTGATGTCTGGTTGCAGGTGAACACACCCCCCATCATCAGCATTTCGCCGATGTCGTCAAGAGTTTTCCCAAATGTGGAAACACTGTGGATAACTCTGCCGCCGCCCAGCCGACCCTATAGGCCCGTACCCATTTTAGAATTGTAGGTGAAGCGTACTAATTTCGACCGGCTTTTCCCGCCTTTCTGCCAACCCCAATTAGTACGCGCCACGTATTATGTGCGACACGTACGATAAATCTTGACAATTTTCAACAAAATATCAAGTAACCCATTGCAATATGACGATAGGCTTGTTAGTCTGTTATCGAACAAACAACCCCGCGCCGGGCGGTCCCCGGCTGAACACAGAGAGGAAAGATCATGCGAACCCCGACAATCGAAGCCGTCCACGACTATCTGATGCCCGCCCGCGTCCTGGCGCGGTGCATCGCCCAGCGCGATGATGGCATTACCGTGTACGAGGCGCGATCGGACTGGCGCGCCCGCTGGACGTTGGCGCGGCTGGCTGGCTGCGAGATACCGGGGTCGATGCTCAGCCGCCTCACGCTGAGGCAGGTGCAGGTGGAGGAGTGCGATGAGCGCGCGTGCTTCATCTACACGCTCCATTGCGTGCCTATGGTCGAGATCGTCGTCAGCTATTGAGATTTCCGCGCCGGGCGGCTCCCGGCAGAACAAAATCGGCTGAAAGGAACCCCCATGCTCTGGTACTGGATTCTAATCGTAATCTTCGGCGCGCTGACCACCGCCGGATTGTGCAAGGAGCGCCCCCATGATCCGAATCATTAAACCAAACAACGGCACGTCGGCCAGCATGACGCCCGAACAAGCGGTCGAACACCTGTGCCGACTGTCAGAGCAGCACCAGTCCCCGCGCGTGCGCGCCATGATGCGCCGCGCCCGCGTGCTGGCCGACTCCGACAAGGCGGTCAAGGCGGCGCTGGACGGGATGGCGAAGCAGGCGGCGTCCGCCGAATGAATCTCTTTCCTCCGGCCCTCGTCGCCCACAGCGGCGGGGGCTTTTACCCCGCAGACAACGCACCAACCCCACAGAGAGGAACACTATGCTGACAATCCCACAACTCCGCACCGTCATCCGCGAAATGACCCTCGTTGCCCGCGCGTGCCGGGCGAACCCCCGGTTCTGCATGGATGACTTTGAGTACCCGGCGGACGACGCGCATCCCTGCCGCACGCCCATGTGTATCGCTGGGCACGCGAAACACGTGCTTGGGCTGGAGTGGTGGCTACCGGAAGTGATAGCCTCCCGCCTGCATCTTCCGCATCGCTGGGCGCGGCATCTGTTCGTCGGCTTTGGACAACAGATATTAACCGTCGAGAAAACCGGCTTGGCCCCGTGGTGGATTTACAACTATGGCGTCGATCTCGACGAACGCTGCCTGCGCGCCTTCGAGAACGTCATCGCTTTCCGCCGCCGCCAGCTTGCCGTGCTGGAAGTCGAATCCGGCGGCTGGGGCCGCCAACTGCCCGCCCGCGATTTGCCTGTCGGAATAGAGCGCGAAAAGCAGGTGCTCGCAGATGTACTTGATGCGCTGGCTCAGGATGCGGAGGTGGCCCATGCCCAGTGACATCTTCCCGCAATACCTCGTCGACAATATTTATACGGGGTTTAAGGACGGTTGTATTGTTCTGATGCTGCGAGTAGGAGACGAACAACGCATTGTTATGGAGCACGAAATATTTGACGCCCTGGTCCGCTACGGGGAGAAGCGGTACGGCGAGCAAAAGAACGAACCCGCACGGAAACTTCCTAGCCTGTGGCTCCACTACTTCGGCCTGATGGCCCAGGCTGAGTTTCATTCAAGCGCGTTTCTCGACGCACCGGCGGAGGCGCTGATAATAGCCGCTGAGGAAGCGGGGCGCACGACCCAGCAGCAGATTGCCCACAACGCCGGACGACTGGCCGACGCGATGATGGCGGAAATACACCGGCGAGAACAGGAGGCGGCAGGTGAGTGACCCCATTCTCGACGACATGCAGCAGAAAGACGACCGCGAACGCGCCGGCCTCACCGACGACTGGCCGGAGGA